CCATCAAGCTGACGGCAGGCGGAACAGAGATCACCAGCGCACAGATCAACCTATCCGGCGTGGTGACATTTTCGGATTTGAGTACCTGGAACCAGGACAAGACAATCATCAACGGCGGAAACATTACGACCGGGCAGCTGCATAACCTCAACTACACCACCGTGTACGACCTGGACAACGCATGGATTCGCATGGGCACCGAGGCCGGTGAGCGTGTATTTTTGGATAACCGCCATATTGCGTGGTACGCAACCATCAACACCGGCAGCATCGGCCTGACCGGCGTGCTGTACTCGGAAGCCGGGCGGTCCTATTTTGGCGCAAGCAGCAAGTACATGAGCTATGGCTGGGTTGACGGTCTGAACCCGACCTCTTACGTTGGGATGCAGATCACCTACAACCGTAGCGATGACAGCGATGCCGATTTTAACACGACTCGCGTTGGCGTGAGCGGCAAGCTCAACGTGCACAACCTGGACGTTTGGGGCAGCAAATCCCGCGTGGTGCCTACCAGCTTCGGCGCGCTGAAAATGGCCGCATTTGAGACGCCGCTGCCAACCTTTGCCGATTGGGGCGAGGGCCAGTGCGGCCCCGAAGGCTGGTGCCTGATTGCCCTTGACCCGCGCTATGCGGAGACCATCGCCCAATATGGGCAGCCCGCCTGGCTGCTGACGGATTGCGATGGCACCGGGCACCTGTGGGCCGAAAACTGCGGCCAGTACGCCATTGTACACGGCGCACCGAGGCAGCAGTTTGTGTGGCTCTGCATGGCCGCCCAGCGCGGCTATGAGGGCAGCTATGCCGACCGCAGTGACAGCAGTTACCCCGCGGGCGACCCGGCAGGCATTGATCTGGCCGCCAGCACCGCCGCCCGTGCCCAGGACGAAAGCACCACCGCCGCAGATGACCTGTTGGCTATGGAGACAGGTGCAGACGAGACCGCAGACATTCTTTTGGAGGAATCGGAGAGATTAACATGAAGAAATTATCTGGCGTGGCGGTCGTTACGACCGCCGAAGGCGAACGCGTGAGCTACACATACATGGAACTGGACGACAACGGCAACATCACCAGCCAGAACAACAGGGCCTCCTTCGTGGCTCTGGATGAGGATCTTCTGGCCGCTATCAAAACCTTGAAAGACGCTGTAAATGCGCGGCTGTGACACATAAGGGGGTGCAGACCATGACCGATACCAAACGCATTAAAGATTGCAAACGCAGGATTATTGCTGCCCTGAATGATGCCCAGATTCCCTATGCGGTATCTGAGCTGATCCTCGAAAACATACTTGCCGCTGTGCGGGAGAACATGGCGGCGGAGGAAATGGCAGCGGAGAACCAGCCGAGCCAGGAGAAAAACGAATGAAACAGGGAACGCAATTTGCGCTGCCCGTGGAAATCGGGATGGATTTGGATGATGTGAGCCGGATAGAATTTGTATTTAAACAAAAAAATTATAATGGTTTCCCGGCCATTAAATCCAACGTCTGGCCGGATGACTGCACCCGGCAGGAAGGACAGAACATCATCCTTATCCCCTGGACGCGGGAAGAAACGTACAAATTCCTGGGCGGCGAAACGCTGTACATGGACACCCGCATCACGTTGCGGGACAGCACTGACCAGCCGCAGACGGAGATTCTGGCGCTAAAAATGAATCCTACATTGTTCCAGGAGGTTGATGGTGCATGATCCAGGTGCGAGTAGCCCAACAGAGCGCCGTATCGGTGCGCATTGCCGGGGCGGCATCCGTGCGGGTGGACGTGACCGGCACCGCAGTGGTGGGTGCGCCGGAGTACAGCGGGCCGTATGACATCACGCCGTTGTTCTCGGCGCAGGTTTTGCCCACCGCAAAGCGACTAATGCAGCAGGACCTAACAATCAAGAAGATACCTCAGTACGAGGTAGCCAACGATTCCAGTGGCTACACACTGATTATAGGAGAGGAGTACTACAATGCCCAATAAATATGTGAACAAGGTGGTTATCGGCAAGGAAACGAAGCTTGACCTTACCGCAGATACCGTAACTCCGGACAAGCTGGCAAAAGGTATCACGGCGCACGACAAGTCCGGCGCCCCCATTACCGGTACCAGCACGAAAGACGCGGATACCAGCGATGCCACCGCAGCTGTGGCGGAGGTTTTGAACGGTAAAACATTCTACGCGCGTGGCGCCAAAATGACTGGCACGATGCCCAACAACGGCGAAGTCAACGGTGAAATCAGCACCGTTTCTGGTAAGTACACCATCCCCATGGGCTTCCACGATGGCGCAGGCGGGGTGACCATCGCAGCGACCGAACAGGCCAAGCTGGTGCCCACAAATATCCGCGAGGGTGTTACGGTCCTGGGCGTGAAAGGCTCTATGAGCGGCAGCGAAGGTATGAAGCCGCAGGCCAAGAGCGTTACGCCGACCTTTGAGCAGCAGGTTGTGCTGCCCGACAAAGCGTATAACTGCCTGTCTCAAGTTACTGTGCAGGCGATCCCGGCCACATACGTTGATAATGCGGCTGGCGGCCAGACGTTGACGATTGGGGGCTGAGCATGGCCGTAAACAAGGTGGTTATCAATGATAAGATCGCCCTTGATCTGACCGGCGACACCGTGACCCCCAGCGATCTGGTGGAGGGTGTAACTGCGCACGATGCCACCGGCATGCAGATCACTGGCACTCGCCCCGCCACAAGCGGCACGGATACCAGCGATGCAACGGCGACAGCGAAAGATATTGCTAGGGGCAAAACGGCGTATGTGCAGGGGGCCAAAATCACGGGCGATCTGTACGAGACTGCAAAAGGGAAAACAAAAACCTATTTTACTTGGGGCTCTGAATATGTCACGTTGAAACGTGACGACAAAAGGGATTTAATCAACATAAAAATGCCCTGGATTGGCAACGACGAAATCATGCGGATCGATAGCTACATAGAGCTTGGAGCCGATGTTACTCTTTTTGGCGACGCTACCGCTGCGGATGTTGCAAAAGGCAAAACATTTACAAGTACAGCTGGGTTAAAAGTTACCGGTACTGCGGAGCCTGCCGAAAGCGATAACAACGTTGAGGCATACGCCGTCACGACCACCAGCCCCAGCGTGAATTTTAAGCGCACTGACGGGGCAATCAAGATCTGGGGCTACGGCACCATGACCAGTTCCGGTGGCTGGGGCCAGCAGACTACGAGCCTGGTCGCGTTTGAGGGCGACAAGTACCACAAGGGCGCCATATACGGCGGCCCAAGCAGTACCAGTTTGAGTCTAAGCATCAGCAACGGAAAACTGACTGGCCTGCCGAGTGGACTGACGGCGATCAGCGCGATTGTAACGAGAGGTATATGATATGAGACTGGAAAATGAAGACGTCCTGCTTCACTGGCCCCTGGCCCAGCACATTATCACCGCGGGCTGGCTCTACAATGACGGCAGCCTGCACCGGGCGCTGGATTTCCGCGCGGCGGTGGGCACGCCGGTATACGCCGCAGAGGGCGGCACAGTGGAGACGGCCTACCGCTGGAACGGCAAGCGCACCCAGGGGGATATCAACAGCTATGGCAATATGCTCAAGCTGCGCCATGCGGATTACCGCGGTGGCCGGCTGGAGACGCTGTACGCCCATCTGAGCAAACTCTGCGTGGCCCAGGGGGAGACGGTATACGAGGGCCAGCTGATCGGCTACAGCGGCGATACTGGCAACTGCTATGGAGCACACCCGCATTTTGAAGTGCGCTGGAAAGGCCAGCGCACCAACCCGCTGAACTGGCTGGACAACGATTTCAGCACGGCCAGCAGCGCGGTAAAATTGGGCAGCTACAGCAGCGTACAGCACGCAAAGGAAGTGAAGCACATGTATTATGCAATCGACGTAAGTAAGCATCAGGGCAAATTCAACTGGCAGGCGGCGTATGACAAGGGCATCCGCCACGCCATGCTGCGCGCCGGGTATGGCCGTTACAGCAGTCAGGTTGACCCCCAGTTTGAGCGCAACGCAGCTGAGTGTGCCCGCCTGGGCATCCAGTACGGCGTGTACTGGTACAGCTATGCCAGCACCCCGGCGGAAGCCCGGCAGGAGGCCCGCTGCTGCCTGGCCGCGATCAAGGGCAAGCACCTGTGCCTGCCGGTGGCCTATGACATTGAGTATGAGCCGTGCATCCTGCGCCTGACCAATGCCCAGCGCACGGCACTGGTGGAGGCGTTCCTGGGCGAGGTCGAGGCGGCAGGATATTATGGCATCCTGTATGCGTCCTGCGATTTTATTCGCCACCGCTTGGATTACAAGTCCCTGTCCAAGTATGATATCTGGGTGGCCCAGTACGGCAGCGCCTGCACCTGCCCGCTGCCGTATGGCATCTGGCAGTATTCCAGCCGCAACGCCCTGGGCATCCCCGGCTATGGCACCAGCCTGGACTGCAACCGGGTCTATAAGGACTATGAGCAGCTGATGATCCAGGCGGGCCTGCAGGGCCACACCGCGCCCACCCCGGAGGATACCACCCCCAACAAGCTGGACAAGCAGCGGATTACCATTGGCCGTATCTCCAGCGGAGACCGCGCGACCATCCGCGCCCTGTGCGAGGGGCTGGGGCTGATCGCGGCGGGCCTGTACCACGAAACCTGTGCAGCTGGCAACCAGTGGATGCTGGACGTTGGGCCGGTATCCAGCGGCGATGCCTGGTACATTATGCGCAAGTGTGCAGAGCTGCAACTGATTGATGCAGGGCTGTACAAGGCCGAATATGTGGAGGAGTGATTTGGTGGATGCTATTGTTGTTGCGCTGATTACTGGCGGGTTGAGCCTTATCGGCGTTATTATTACCAATCTTGCCGGGCAGCGGCGCACAGAACAGCGCATGGCCACCGCACAGGCAGTAACCGACACTAAGCTGGAAGAACTGACCCGCGAGGTCCGCGCACACAACAACTTTGCCCAGCGGGTCCCCGTACTTGAAGAGCAGATGCGCGTGGCAAACCACCGCATCACCGACCTCGAGAACAGGACCGCCTGAACACGAATACATAGGAGGAAAAAATCATGGATTTTGCATCTTTTGGCATCGCATCCGTTGCCTGCATCACCGTTATCTGCTACCTTGCCGCAACGGCTGTCAAGCAGACCCCGCTGGCTAACAAATGGCTGCCGTCCATCTGCGGCGCCCTTGGCGGCCTACTGGGCCTTGCCGCCATGTACATCAACGTGCCGGACTTCCCGGCCGCCGATCCCCTGACCGCCCTGGCCGTGGGCATTGTTTCCGGTCTTGCGGCTACCGGTGCGGATCAGGTTATCAAACAGATCGGAAAAGCCAACTGACCAGCAAGTTACCAGCAAATTAAATAATCCATAATTAAAGCGGCGGGCTTTCCCTCTTTTCAGGGATTGCCCGTCGCTTATTTTTTATGCCTTATTTTCAGGCATTTTCCTTTACTTTTAAGTATTGTAGGACTATAATAAAATGTAATTCATATGAAAGAAGGAGTTTGAACGATGGTATTAACCGACAGAGAGCTCCGTACACTGAATCAGGAACTCACAGCACAAAATAAGCCTCTTATTTCTGATGCTAAGAGCGATCAGTTTTTCTCCATTGGCTACGACTTGACTACTTCTGGTTTCTATGTAGGTCAGGAAGCTGAAAAGTCAAATATTTCTCTGGCTCCTAACGATTCAGTTTTTGTTAAGTCAAAAGAAGTAATCGACCTCCCCAGCGATGTAATGGCATATGTTTCTTTGCGAAACAGCCGTATTCGTCAAGGACTAAGTTTGACCGCTCCGATTTATCAACCAGGGCATAAAACTAACATTTATTTCCGAATCACAAACGTCTCAAAACAAGCTATTAAGCTTGATTGCACTAAGGGCATTGCTTCTATTCTTTTTGTAAAGTTAGATTTGCCCGTTGACAAACCTTATGCTGGAGGTTTTCAGTCCGAGTTTGACTATCGCGGACTGGGCGATTATACTTCAACCCTATCCAAAGATATGGTTGATATCGAAAAGAAAGTTGAAAACGTTAAGGACATAGAAAAAAATATGTATGGCAACGTTCTTGCCATTATGGGAATTTTCGTTGCCATTTTTAGCCTTATCAATGTCAATGTATCGCTTGCCACTGCAGAAAATGTTACAATGAAAATGTTGCTTACAATGAACTTTTCTACTGTAACATCTATTGGTTTCCTGATTGCATTGATCCGTACCTTTTACCCAAACGGAAAGCATAAATGCGCACTTTGGATTGCATGTGCTGTTGCTTTTGTTGCAACAGTTGTACTACAATTTATTCTTTAATTTATGCATAAAAAGAGCCGAGATTTTATCTCGGCTCTTTTCCTTTTGTAGTCAAAAAGTAGTCAGCCCAATGCATAACAAAAAGCGCGGCAAATGTTTTGCACATTCTACCGCGCTTTTTCTGGTGCACCATCGGGGACTCGAACCCAGGACCCACTGATTAAGAGTCAGTTGCTCTACCAACTGAGCTA